CTTATCGGCTACCTTCCGCATGGGATCTGTCAGCTCGGCATTCAGCACGGCGTCAACGATCCTGCCGCCCTTCAAGAAAGGCTCTTTGGCGATGCCGTGGATGCTCCCTGGCTTGCCGTGACAGGCATCGATCTCAGCCTTAAGCTGCGCCAGCCGGTCCGTGGCGTTGGAAGCATCCTCAGGTTTTGTGATGCTCGGAAACGAAGCGAGCCAGCTTTCCGCAGCCTTCACGAGTTCGGCCGCACGGTCAAACTTGAATTTGTACGTCTCTCGCAATTGCGCGGGAAGGCGCTCGAGATCCACGATTTCCGCCGGATCAAAGGGCTGCTTGTTGTGTCCTATTTCTGTCATTTCAGTCTCCTATTGGTGGAATTGATTTGAGGTCCAGAGGTTTGCGAGGGTTGGCCCACGGGCTTTGTGGGTCATGAAGCTTGGCGTGCCTTGCTCGCGCCAACATGAAATCGTATTCCTGTTCGGTGATTTTCCGGCCGAAAAGCCAGATTTGCTGCACACTATCAATCAACTGCGGATCGGGGTGAAACGTGCCCGAGATTTCGCCGTCAATTTTGGCAAACCATATAGTCACCAAAGGCACTCCTACGGCTTGCCCCGCGCAAATTTCTGCCGCCACCTCCGGTCCTCCCTTCACCAGCTTGATGGCATAATAACCTTCCTCCGGTTCGCCCGGGTCTCGCTGTTCGCCTCTACAAAATACCATTTTCCTCTCCATATTTGTCTCAGTGGTGCGACATTATTCTTGACGCGGCACCAGCGCAAGTGTTTTATGGGCGCTACAGAAAACGCTAGGGCCCGGGAGAGGTAGGACGATGTGAAGCTAAAAGATTGGCTCGATTCAATCGGTTGGACGCCAGGTCGGCTCGCGGCCGAAATGGGAGTCCCGCGCTGTAAGCCCTACCGCTGGATAAAGGGTGCAGAACCAAGAGCAGGGGAAATTGCCAAAATCGAGGATCTTAGCGATGGAAAAGTCAGCGCTATCGATTTGGCGCGCGATAATGGAGAAAGGAAAGTTGTTGTCGCATCAGAGAAATCTAGGCCAACTCGGCGGCGTAAAGCCATAATAAAAAAATGAAACGTAAATATCATTTTCACGGCCACGCTCCGGATGGAGGCCCTTCTCCTACTTATAAAACATGGGCCGGCATGAAGCGGAGATGCCTGAATCCGAAGAACAAGGATTTTCAATTTTATGGTGGACGCGGGATAGAAGTTTGCGAAACGTGGTTGGAATTTCCCAATTTTCTCGCGGACATGGGCGAGAAGCCAGAGGGATTGACACTAGAAAGAATTGATAATGACGGAAATTATGAGCCAAGGAACTGCAAATGGGCATCTCAAAAAGATCAGATCGCAAACCGTCGGCCGTATTTGGTTCCTGCCACGCAGGGAGAAAGAAATTGGGGACATAAGCTTACTGCTGAAGATATTCGAAAAATTCGCGCTGATCCGGCGCCGACGCCATATCAAAGGTTGGCAAACATATACGGCGTGACACGTGGCGCAATACGGAAGATAATTCTTGGACAAACATGGAGACATATAACGTGATGGCACAAAAAGATGATGAAACGCGTGAACGGATTGGGGGGAACGTCCCCGACTCCGAAAAGCAAAAATACTACCGCCTCGCGCTGAAGGCGATGCAGGAAGTGGAAAAGGCGAAGGAGGTAAGCAAAGCCGCCGTAGGCGCGTACCGCCAAGTCCTGAAGAACGCTAAAGCGGCCGGCGTGATGCCGGAGGCGATAGCCTATGTGCTGAAATGCCGAAATCTGGACGCCGACGAGCTGGCGCAACAGGAGCGCGAGATCTGCCGGATGCTGGCACTCTCCGGCGTCTGGCCGTCCATTCAGGACGATCTCTTTGCCTCCTATCTGCCCAAGGTGGATTTGACAGCCGAGACGACGGCCGAGGTGGCCTACGATCATGGGCACACCTGCGGCGTGAAGGGTGAGAACCGGGATCTCAATCCGCACGTACCCGGCACCGACCAATGGGACGCTTGGGACCGCGGATGGCTCACAGGGCAGGGCGACAACGTGGCGAAGATGCCGAGCGCCAAGCGCGGGCGGGGGCGCCCGAAGAAGGAAACCACGGCCGACGACCCCACGGAATCGGAAGCGCGCGGCTACGCTGCTGCCGAGGCAGAAGTGTCTCCCGAAGCCGAATCGCCGCCGGGCGAAGCATCTAAGCTTTTTGACGAGTAACCACTGGAGGAAACAAACATGAGCAAGATAAAAGAGAAATTGTTTTTTGAATTTATGAAGGGCGCCTCCGTCGCGGCCGGCGAATCAATACCGGACGCTGATATTCAGGAGGCGATCGAACTGATCCGTACCGCAGCCGCTGAGGGCGATGAAGACTCGCGGCGTGAAATGGAGGCTATAACTGCGGTGCTCACGGGCGTTTTCGAGGCGCTCTTGCCGATGCCGGATGAAGTCGGAGCGGCGATCTCAGCCGCGTTCCATGAGGCGGTTGAAGGCGAATATTCGCTCGACGTTCACGCCTGCGAGACTGTCTGGAAAGCCGCCATTGAGGCGATCCTGAAGTGAGCGCGCCAACAAAAATACTGATACTCAATAAGGCGGAAATGGCGTGTCTTATCATGGACACGACGATCGGCTTCAATCAACTACCGGCTGACCCACGAGCGACGTTTGCGCTCTTTGAGAGCAAATATCCAGAAGACGCAGCTTTAGTGAAGAAAATCGTTGACGCGCTTGTGGGGTATTTTCTGGAAAAGATTGCAGAAGCGAGAGACTTGCAATGAGTCTGATTATCGGCATCGACCCGGGCTCGACGGGGGCAATCGCGTTCTTGCAGGATGGCAAGCTATTTTCTCTGCATGACATGCCAGTGATTGAGGTCAAGGTCGGCAAGACGATGCGTAACCGGATCTCACCGCACGGCATCCACGCGCTCCTGAAAGGCCACAACCCGGAAATGGTGGTGGTGGAGCAGGTAGGCGGCATTACCGGGCAAAGCGCGTCAGCCGCTTTTACTTTCGGCCATGGAGCCGGGATTCTTGTCGGCGTCCTCGTCGGTCTCGAATATCCATTGACAATGCTGCCGCCTCAGCGATGGAAGAAGGCGGCCGGCCTCCCAAAAGATAAAGGGGCGGCCAGGATGCGGGCGCAACAGCTATGGCCTGACTTCCAACATCGTTTCTCCAGAACCAAGGATGACGGCCGCGCCGAGGCGGCACTCATCGCGCGCCACTATTGGCTTACTGTTTCAAGGCCCATCGCAACCCAAGCTTAGGAGAAATCTAATGGATATCGATGATCTAACTTATGGACAAATGAAAGAAATAGCGCAGCGGCTGGGTTTTGTTGCATCGCCGCAACCACAACATCATGAAGATAAAAACAAAATCGCTGACGGTCCTGGAATCCCGGTGATTGTATGCACTGACAAGCGCGGCGTGATTTTCGGTTACACGACAAATTACCACGGCGATCAAATCACACTCACACAAGCACGCATGTGTCTTTACTGGTCGGCAGAAGTAGGCGGCGTTTTCGGATTGGCCGAGAAAGGTCCAACAAAAAACTGTAAAATTTCCGCTACCGCACCTTCTATAACGCTTAACGGTATAACCGCCATCTTTAGTGTGGACGAAGCTGCGGAAAATGCTTGGCGCAACGCTCCTATCCAAGGCCGCTAAAATGGCGAGAATACTTCGAGGAAATGAAAGCAACTTGAGTGGCTACGGCAACGGCGACGGCTACGGCAACGGCGACGGCTACGGCTACGGCGACGGCTACGGCTACGGCAACGGCTACAGCTACGGCGACGGCTACGGCTACGGCGACGGCTACGGCTACAGCTACGGCGACGGCTACGGCAACGACGACGGCTACGGCTACGGCGACGGCTACGGCGACGGCTACGGCGACGCCTTCGGCGACGGCTTCGGCTACGGATCTTCTAATCTATAAAATTCATAAGGAAAATCATGTCTGATCCTTCAAACATCCCAGCAGCTCCGAAGCGCGCCGATTTTGTGCCGCTGAACAAGGTCTCCAATCTGGCCGAGCTTTTTCGGCACCCTGATTTCAAGCAGCGGCTTGCCGCAGCCGTGCCCAAGCACTTCAATTCCGAGCGGCTACTGCGCACAATGGTTCAAGCGGTGCAGAAGACGCCTAAGCTGGCCGATGTGAATCCCATGTCGATGCTGGGGGCCTGCATCACCCTGGCCGCGCTGGGGCTGGAGCCCAACACACCGCTGGGGCACGCGCATCTGATTCCATTCGAGGTGAAGAAGTTCAATCCCTCCACGCGCCAGCGTGAGCATGTCCGCACCGATGTTCAGGTGATTATCGGCTATCCAGGCTATCTCGACCTGATCTACCGCGGCGACAAGGTGAAGGACGTGCATTGCGATGTCTTTTGGCCCGACGAGGTGGCGAGCGGCGCCTTCAGCTACGAATACGGCTCGAACAAGCACCTCAAACACAAGCCGAGCGGCAAGCCGCGCGCACCCGGCGAAGAACCGGCCGGCGCCTATATGTATGCCACGCTGCACAATGGCGGCGAGGAATTCACCGTTATGTCCCTGGCTGATCTGCACGCGATCAGGGCCCGCTCCCAGGGCTTCCAGGCGGCTATGTACGCCATCGATGACTGCAAGCGGAACAACAAAGATCCGGCCAAGGACAAGCGCTACACCGAGGCGCCTTGGATCAAAGACTTCATTGCTATGTACAAAAAGACCGCGTTGCGCGCCGGCCAGAAGTGGCTTCCCAAGAGCGTTGAGCTGGCTGCGGCCCTAACAATCGACGGCGAAGCCGAAACCGGCGCGATGGACTTCAGCAAGATCATTGAGGGCAATCAGGTTCTCGATGGCGCTTATGAGACCGAGGAACCGCCGCAGCTTACCGAGGAACGTACTGTCCCGCTGGATCTGAAGGTGGCCAACAAGGCGACCGTGGATTCTGAGACCGGTGAAATTCTACCGTCCCGCGCTGGGCACAAAACTGCCAAAAAAGCGGAGCCGGTTGCACAGCAGCCCGAGGCACCCAAAACGGAAAAACCGGCCTCCATGTCAACTACGACCTATCCGCTGTTCAACGCCTTTGGCGAGGAAGATGACGGTCCGAGCGGCCCGGCGACCGACCCGGTGGCTTTTGCTCGCCGGTTCGCCTACGAATATGCGGAGAGCGACGAAAGCGGGCAGGCCGCACTCCGCGAGTTCAACGAAGACGCCATTGAGCGCGCTTCCATTGCCTCAAAGGAGGCACAGACCATGCTCAATGCCGCACTCTCCCCGGCACCCGCAGCCGCCGCGCCGCCCACTGAGAATTTTGAGGAAATGTACGATATTCCGATCACCAAAACGGATCGAGGCGTTTGGAATCAGGTCGAATGGGTGAAGCAGGCGAAGGCCAAAATGTCGGAGATCGCCGATGCCGAGCATCTCCACGAATTCCATAAGGTGAACAAGGCCAAGGCCGATTCACTCGCTACGACGGCGCGCACGATCTATTATAACTACTTCGATGGCCGCCTTCAGCACCTTGTTCCCCAAACCGACGATGACGGGCAAGAACCGCCGCCGCCGGAAGACGGAGACCCGGGCTACGGTGCCGAGCCCGTGCCGGAGGATATATGGGCACCGATCGCCCGCAAGCTGGCGGAAGATTTCCAGGCTGCGAAGAACATTCATGAGCTGGAGGCACTGGCGAAAAACGTCGCCGTCAAGGCGCAACTCCGGCAATTGAAAGAAGCGCGGCCGGATCTCGCTGTGCAGCTTGAGGGCATCTACTCAATGTGCCACGAAAAACTAAAAGGAGGATGACATGCTCAAAAAACTGCTTATGGCTGCGGCGTTCTTGGCCGCACCAGCGGCGCACGCTCAGACGTGGTTTGCGATCGACAACGACCAGGGACAGTGTGAAGTATTTGCCTGGGAAGGCATGACGAGCCCGTTTGAGGTCATGGCGTGGGTGAACGCCAACGGAGGACAAGCGACAAGTCAAGTTGTCCCGTTGCCGCCGACGAAAGACAATCCGACCGGAAGCAATGTTCAGATCGTCGATATTCGGCCGGGAGAAGGACAGGAATTCACCATTCCGTTTTTTTCTTCGGCGGATGACTGCATGCTCTACGCCGAGAAGAAGCGCCTACAGGGCGCCCAAAATTAAATGCCGCTGCCCGACGATGTGATTGACCGGCTCGTGGAGATCTTTTATCGGGCTCAATCAGCAGATCTTTACACTCCGATCCGTGCGCTCGTCGCCGAGTTGGAGAAGACACACCGGATCATCGAACGAAAGCCGGAAGATGAACGATGCAAGGCCCAGCAGGAACGCTTGCTAGAGGCGAATCTGCACCGGCTGAATAACATCATCAAAAAAGCTAGAGATTAGCCCGCCAGGATTGCCGCGGCGACGCGAGGGCCGCGGTATCCGACTTCCCCCCACCACTTGCTGTTCTTCAACGCTGCCACAGCTCCAGGCCAATCCTGCACGAGCATCGCGTGAATGAACACTGGCCAACCAGCAATCAACTCGCTAGGGCCGAGATTGAAACCCATATCAAGCATTTGCCGCTGTCTTACCGGAGATAAGCTGCGCCACCAAGGAATTGCCCCGTCGAAATAGGCGGCGCATCGAAGCACGTCATTCTGGCACAGCATGTTTGATTCATCATCCGATAGCCCGACCGCTGCCAAGTTACGTCCGATGCCTGCGGTAGGATTACCGATGACATAGGAGCCGGAAACGATCGGCCGACCAGTTGCATCGTCATAGACAAATCGTTTTATTGATTCGTCCGTGGTGAGCTGCGCGAGCATCGCCACCATGTCGAAAGTGTCGGTCATCACAATAAACTTTCGATTTGCTCTTTCAGTATCAAGGCCGGCCAAAGGATAGGGAAGCACCACGCGAAATGCTCCCATGGCATTTCAAATTCAGCTAGTTCATTGCCTTCATAAGCGACGGTGATGGCCGGCCCTTCGCTGCGCATATCGAAGCGATATGACCATTCAGGACGGTTGCGCTTCCATCGCGGGAAAGAGAATATCTGTGCCTCAAACGGTCCCTCGGTATTCATTTGCTTATTTCCAATTCCCACACTTGCAACACGCGACCGGCGGCAAAGAAATCCCAGACGGCCCATTGCTCCATGCCCCAGCTCGTGCCGGAGAAGGGTCCGTTATACTGATCGAAGCAAACAAAATGGTAGCCCCACGGTGCCTGATCGCCATCCGGGCGCCATTCGATTTGGTTCTGCTGTCCCACACGGAGATCCACGCACGCCACGCACGCCATGAGCCCGGCGATGGAATCGCTTACCGCCTCGCGGTTTGCTGGATCAATCGGTATGGCCGACCGCAGGTAATATCCAGCGATCGGATTTTGCCGCCACCAAGCGAACATTTGGTTCGGGTCTGTGCCCTGATCAGTGGAAAGGTCGCCAGGGACATAGCCGGTCACGTCCGAATAGATCGAGACGGCAAGATCATCGGGGATCGGGTCGAAATTGCCATCGAGCGCGCCTTTATGGTCCAGCACGTAGTTGATGCAGCCTGTGGGCACGCAATCACCGCAAACGTCATTATGTCCGGCACAGCGTGGAATGTTGCCGACGCGCCCCCACACCAGCGGCGGCGGGCAGGCGAGAGACGGTCGCGGCATTAGCTTTGTCGGTGTCCAGCTTTTGTGAACACCAAGCTTCATGGCGGCTAGGTCAATTGGTTGAAGGCGTGGCATTTTTCCCTCCTTGATAAACAAAAAAGCCGGGAAGGTAGCCCGTCCCGGCCTCTCGATCATATTTTCATTGCGATTACACCCCGGCGAGGATTTGCCGGGCGGCGTT